ATTGATGCACACCGATAGGTTAGCAAAGGCGGATAGAGATGACCAAAGGAAAGATTAAAAGAAAAGTAGGCAGACCAAGTAAAGCAGAACTAAAACGCAGAAAGGAAGAAGCTGAAAAAAATAAAGTTTTATGGTTTGTAATCGCCATAGGATTTGCTTTATTTGTAGGTATATTTACACAAAACTTACGAGCAGACCAAATAGTTCATAAGTTCAAATCACCAAGTTTTAGCGGTATAGGCACAAGTTCCCATTGGCTTACTATAGAAAACCAAGAGTTCTCAAGAAAGTTAACCATCAAAGAGGAGATTAAGGCCTTACAGGATGAAATAGAAAGAGAAAAAGAAAACTCTACCCTAGCAAGATTTATGCGTAATCTTGAATCAAGAGTTTATGCAGAACTATCAAGACAGCTTGTAAACAACCTATTTGGCGAAACACCATCAAGCTCAGGTACAATAACCTTAGAAGGAAATACCATTGAATACACAAGTGATGGCGTTACATTAACACTTAAAATAACAGAAGCAGATGGCACAATTACAGAAATTACAATTCCTATCGGTACTTTTACTTTCTAGTTGTTCAATCTTTGACCAATTTGACGATACTTATGAGCAAAGATTCAAAGCAAAAGATGTCGTTAAAATATCAGAACTGCAATCCTTAGAGCTACTTAATGTACAAAAGCCACAAGTAAAACCAGTAGTTGCTGTTTATCCATCATCTTTTACAGACCAAACAGGACAAAGAAAAAGCAACAGCGAGTTTGCTTTATTTAGTACGGCTATAACACAACAGCCAAGTTCTTTATTAATTAGAGCATTAAAACATGCAGCAGACGGTGATTTTTTTGTAGTAGTAGAAAGAGTTGGTTTAGACAATTTAACCAAAGAAAGACAGCTCATTCGTTCTGCAAGAGAACAATCTGCATCAGAGGAAGATAAAAAGAAAGCATTGCGACCATTGTTATTTGCAGGCGTGCTTATAGAAGGTGCTGTCATTTCTTATGAAACCAATCTAACTAGCGGAGGTGCAGGCGCACGTTGGTTAGGCCTCAGTTCCTCTGTTATGTATAGAGAAGACAGTGTTACCCTGTCTTTGAGAATGGTATCAGTAGCAACTGGAGAAATATTAATAGAAGTTTTAACAGAAAAAACCATATTTTCATACGGCAAATCAGACGATATTTTTAGATTTATAGAGGCGAATACCGAGCTAGTAGAAATAGAAATGGGTAATGCTAGAAACGAGTCAGGAACTATAGCACTAATGCGAGCCATTGAAACGGCAGTGTTAGAACTAATACAAATTGGCTATAACAAATCATACTGGGTTTTACAACCTAAAAATGAAGGAGTAGAATAATAATATGAAAAATAAATTAATAAGCATAATAGCTATTATTTCTTTGGGAGCTTTTGCGGCAGATAACGAAATATTTGTAGACCAATCAGGTACTGGTGCAAATATAGACTTGGAACAATTAGGAATATCTAACATTATTGGTGGGTTAAACTCTACAGCAGGCAGTGTTAATGCACTAGACCTAGACGGAAACACAATGACTCTTGATATTAATATGATTGGTGCAACTAATAAGTTTCTTGGTGATATATTTGCAGATAACTTTACAGGTTTGTATAACTTTACCGGTGGTACCAATACATTTACTATCCAAGTAGACCCAACAGATACATATAGTTCAGACGGTTCTGACCAAAATGTAGCTGTAACAGGTAGTGGTAATACCTTTACTTTAAATCAAGGAACGACTGCAATAGCAGCATCTTTGAATTTAGATTGGATTATTCAAGGTTCTAACAATACTATTACTTCAAACATTAACATTGACGGAGCCACAAACTACGTTGATATTGATGGGTCGGATAATACATTAACCTATACAGGTACAGGTGCTAATGCTTCAGCAGGTGGATATTTTTACTTAGACCATACTGGCGGCTCAAGAACTTTTAATATTCAACAACTGAGTACCCAAGATAATGACTGGCTTAAAATTATATCAAATGGCGGTAACGCTAGTTCTACTGTTTGCGTTATCCAAAACGACCAAGGTACAAGCACAGGCTGCTAGTATTGGAGATATTTCTGAACTAAACGGTTCAGCACAAATAGTAAGAGATAAGCCTTACGATGCCAACTTAGAATTTGCTATACAAAGCAATGATGAGGCTATAACGACCAATGGACGTATGGCCATTACTTTCTTGGATGATTCTGTTGTAAAACTTACAGAGTTTAGCGAATTAATTATTGATGAATATATCTATGACCCGGACCCATCAAAAGCCAAAATGGCTCTTACCTTTGGTCTAGGTACAGCAAGGTTTATTACAGGCAGTCTAAACAAGATAGACAAAAAAAATATTAGTCTTAAAACACCTACAGCCAATATTTCAATTAGAGGTACCGATTTTACAGCTACAGTAGATGAGCTAGGTAGGTCATTAATTATACTTTTACCTGATGCACTTGGATTATCAAGTGGTGAGATAGAGGTGGTCACTGCAATGGGTACCGTTCTTTTAAATAAACCATATCAAGCTACAACGGTAAGCGTGTTTGAATCAGCTCCAAGTAAACCTGTTATCTTAGATTTAACACTTGATGTCATAGATAACATGCTTATTGTTACTCCTCCTAAAGAAGAAATAGTCATACAAGAAGAAACCACAACAACAAAAGGCGACAGCGTGCTTGATTTTAATGATTTAGATATAGACTATCTTGCTGAGGACTTTCTTTCTGACGATAGCCTTGAATACAATGAGCTTTCAATCAATTATCTTGATGTAAATTATTTGGAAGACTTATTAAATGTTTTAGATGCATTGGCTATAGCAGAAGAAGAAGATGTTTTAGCACAAGCAACTAGCACGCAAATAACAGGAACACTTTTAGGCAGAGACCCTGAAACACAAATTACCACATTAATAACAGGTAATGTTGTAAGCCTTAGAAGACAGGTGAATGAAAGCGTCCGCGTGGATTTAGACGGCAGCAATTCTTACACAGTCATCTTTATACAAGACGGTATTTCTAATGTGGTTAAAGTAAATGGAGGCGGTGATTCGGTCATAACAATTACTCAGTCAGATTAAATAAGTGTAGATAAGTGTTGTTTTATATGATGCTCTATGTATAATTAAAAAAAGGAGTAAGTTATGAGAGTTTTAAGTTTATTTGATGGTATGAGTTGTGGTCGTATTGCATTAGACCGTTTAGGCATACCTGTAGAAAAGTATTACGCAAGTGAAATAGATAAGTATGCTATGCAAGTCAGTACAGCAAACTATCCAGATATTGAGCAGGTTGGTGATATTTGTGACCTAGACCCCAAAGACTATAAAGATGTGGACCTTATGCTAGCTGGCAGTCCATGCCAAGGATTTAGTTTTGCAGGCAAACAACTTGCTTTTGATGACCCAAGAAGTGCTTTGTTTTTTGAGTTCATACGTTTGCTCAAAGAAATAAAACCAAAGTATTTTTTGCTTGAAAACGTAAGAATGAAAAAAGAGTTCTTACAAGTTATATCTGAACAAGTATCAGAGTGTTATCCTGAGATACCTTTTGGTATTGAGCCAATATTTATCAACAGTTCGCTTCTTACAGCCCAATCAAGACAAAGATATTATTGGACTAACATACCAAACATAGAACAGCCCGAAGACAGAGGCATAGTTTTACGAGATATACTAGAAACAGAGGTTGATGACAACTTGGATAAAATGACAAGCAAAGAAGGTAAAGCACATTGCTTGACTGCAAGTTATACAGGAGCTGTGCCATGGAACAGTATAGAAAAAAGGCAAAGGACTATGGTTCCTGTAAACAAACCAATAAAAGTAGGTATGAATGTAGAACAAGTAAAAGTAAGAAAACACCAAGTTCATATTGAAAGCTTAAAGTGGCTTTTGCGAACAATGAAAACTAACAGTGGCAAAACTAATAAACAAATAGCTGTAGAAACCAATATGCCTATTACCAAGGTTGAGCATTGGTTTAGAAATGACAGTAGCTTTGCTATACCGAGTGATGATATTTGGTTTAAGCTAAAAGAAGTATTAGGTCTTAAAACAGACATATTTGATGCACAGATTATGGAGTTTGAGTATCGTGACGGTGTGTATGAAAGCAAACAAAGAGTTTATAGCGAAGAAGGTAAGTCACCTACGCTAACAGCATCTAATAAAGACCAATACATAGAAACCAAGCCTAAACAAGTAGGTGTTGCAGTAGATATAAACGGACATGACATACTCAAACGAGTCTACAGTCCAGATGGTAAGTCGCCTACAGTAAACACGTGTCAAGGTGGTAATCGTGAGCCAAAGGTAGTCACTGGTGGTGCTTTTCGTGGCAGAGCTTATGATAAAGACGGCAAACGCATGGATAGAGACGGTAGTTCTGTAGCCAATAAAACCAAACAAATGCTTGAACTTAGGAGAGATAACAAATCAAATGCTATAACTACTGTTGGTAAAGATAGTGTCGTTGCAAGCGAAGACCTTACATGGCGTAAGCTTACACCTTTGGAATGTGAACGACTACAGACAGTTCCAGATAATTACACTAATCATGTGTCTAATACACAAAGATATAAAATGCTAGGTAATGGTTGGACGGTAGATGTTATATGCCATATATTTAAAAACATGGAATGAAAAAACTAATCGTACCAATATTGATAACACTAGCTTTACCGCTAGTGTTTCAATCTACTCCAACAGAAATACTAAAACTAAAAACATTTGACGCACTAGTTAAAGAACAAGAACCAAGTGGAAACTTTGTAATTCTCAACATATCAGAATCTGATGTTAGAGAAAGAGGTGGCTTTCCATTTCCAAGAAGAGACCTTGCACAAATACAAATAGACTTAATTAACGAAGGAGCTATTGGCGTTGGTTGGGCTATGAGCTTTTCAGAAGCTGACAGGTTTGGTGGTGATGATGTTTTTGCACAGGCATTGTCTTTTGCTCCAAGTGTGCTTGCTATGTTTGAAACACCAAACGGTCAATATCCAAAAACAGTTGGGACAGTCATTAAGGGAAACGAAGTTGGAGGCATACCAACACAGGGTATTGTAGAAAATATTGATGTATTAAAAGAACAAACCTATCAAGGCATTGCAACAGCTCCGGTAGATATAGATAATTTAGTTAGACGTATACCCTTGTTAATGAAAACACCTGATGGATGGTCGCCAAGTTTTGGCACAGAAATATTAAAAGCATTAACAGAAACAAGGTCTTATATTATCACTACAAATGATAATGGTATTCAGGAAATAGCAGTAAGACATTTGCCACCAATAAAAACAGATAACTTTGGCCGCAAGTGGGTTAGTTGGGTTGATACACCACAAACCACATTAGAAGAAATGAAAGTTGCAGGCAAGTTTGTAATTATTGGCGTTACAGCAAACGGCGTTATGCCACAAGTAGCAACCCCAGTTGGATTATTAGAGCCACACAAAATACAAGCAGCACTAGCTGAGTCAATTCTTTTAGAAAACTCACCAATAATCCCTGACTGGTCTTTAGCAGCAGAAATACTAATTTTTACTATAATAGTGTCTTTGACATGGCTGCTAATCAATTATCTTGGTATGACCCTAGGCATTGCATTAGCTATTTTAACAATGCTGTGTACGGCATTAGGCGGTTATTGGTTAATACAAACAGGTATTTTAATTGATGTAACTTGGACTTTAGTCTCACAATTTATTGCAGGAGCTATTGCTTTCTATTTACGCTTTAGAGAACAGTTTAAATTGCGCCTACAAATTAAAAAACAATTTGAACATTACCTTGACCCAAGGCAAGTAAAACAATTACAGAAAAACCCTGATTTATTAAAATTAGGCGGAGAAAGAAGAAGGTGTACTTTTATTTTTACAGATTTACGAGGATTTACTGCACTGAGTGAGTCGGTTGAACCTGAGCAGGTGACATACATTATGAACAAGGTTTTAACAGCGCAAGTAGATGCAGTACAAAAACACGGAGGATTGGTAGACAAATTTATTGGCGATGCCGGGATGTACATATTTAACGCACCTCTTGATGTAAAACATCACGAACAAATAGCTTTTGAATGTGCTTTAGATATAATAAAAAATATTAAAGTGGTAAACCAAGAGCTTAAAGTAGAAGGTATGCCATCTATAGCCATAGGCATTGGTTTAAATACTGGTGATGCCATCGTAGGTAATATGGGTAGCAATACTAGGTTTGACTATTCTGCTATTGGCGATGCTGTTAATATTGCAGCTAGGCTTGAGTCTGCTACTAAAGAAAGAGGCGTAGACATACTCATTGGTGAAGAAACAGAAAAGTTTTGTGGTTATTCTTTAAAAGTGTTAGAATCTATCAAGGTTAAAGGGAAAGAGAAACCATTAAAAATTTATACAACAAGTTAATTAGATTTATGGCAACAACAAAAGAAGCAATTACCAAAATAGAAGCACACGAAAGAGAGTGTACGATTAGATACGCAAATATAGAGAAAAGACTAGAAGACGGCTCAAAGCGTTTTGATAAGCTAGAAAATATGATATGGGCTGTTTATCCGTTTATTTTACTTTCTGTGGTTTTATCTAAGTTTGTATGAGCAAAGTTTTAATAGGTGTAGTTTTTGTTTTAACAGCTATAACTTATTATTTATTTACCCAAAATCAAACACTTACAGCCAATAATCTTGCATTAGAAGGAGCTGTTGCTACACAAAAAGAAGCAATTGAAAGCCTGCAAAACGATTTTACTTTACAAACAAATAGTTTATTAGAGCTGCAGGGCAGAAACCAAGAGATTCAACAAGAGATGTCAAGGTATCTTGACATATTTAAAAGACATAATTTAACCAAATTAGCAGCAGCCAAACCCGGGCTTATAGAACCAAGAGTAAATAAAGGAACCAAAGATGTATTTGATAGCATTGAAGAAGATAGTCGCAACATTGACAGTCTTGATGATGGCTTGCAGTTGCAGTCTGCTACCAACTAAACAGGTAGAGATTGTTTCTAAGCCTATAGAAAGAACTATAGTGCAGCCTATTATGCCTAGGGAAATAGACCTTAAAGACCCTTATTGGTATGTAGTATCAAATGAAAATATTGATGAGTTTTTAGTGCGAATAGAAAAAGAAAGCGGTCAAGTTGTATTTTTTGCAATGTCAGTACCTGATTATGAGCTTATGGCTTACAACATGCAGGAATTAAAGAGGTATATAAATGAACTTAAAGAAGTTGTTGTCTATTATAAAAAAGTTACGACACCACAAGAAGGAGATAATTAAAATGAAAATATCAAATGAAGGCATTAATTTAATTAAATTTTTTGAAGGCTGTCCTACGGATAAAGACGGCAACGTAGTTAGTTACAGGTGTGCAGCCAATAAAGCTACCATAGGTTTTGGC